CTAGTCCACGTAACTGTTTACCCCACCATGTATGTGTTTCGATGGGGTTATCGTATGCACCAAATGGTGTCCAGTCTGGTCTATACTCACCTGTTTCTTCTCGTTGTTGCTGCATTTCGCCAGACAACGCATCTACTGTACGTTCTGGAAATGTAGCAAGTGACGAGGCTGTATCTTGTAGTCCACCAGATAAAATGGACTGACCTTCTTTGATGAGAGCCTTAGCTCCCCATGTTTCAGCGTTTCGAGGGTCGAACTTTACATCGGCAGCTTGCTGCTCGACTTGCTGTGAAGCTTCTTGATCGACTCGCTCTTCTTCTCTACGCTGGATAAAGGCTTCTGTAGCTTCTTGAGCAGTTTCTTGCATCGCTTCCAGATCGTCTTTATCAAAATTTAGTGTATACTCTTCAGCCATTAACGTCTACCACGTCTAGTTTGTTTTTTAGGTTCGACAACTCTTCTAGCCTTCTTAGGTGAAAAGACTATATCAATAAGATCTTGGGACATCGTACCCCAGTTGCCAAATAAATCTGCTTCTTTTAGTGCAGGGAAGAACTCTTCTACCGCTTTTTTCTCAACCTCAGTCAGATCATTTAGTCGCCAAAATGTTTTACCATCTATAGCAACACCACGAATAGCGTTCTTCTGTTCTAATTGTTTTTCGTATAATACTGCTAACATTTGAGTTTGTGTATCTTCATCAAATTTAGCATTTCTATCTATCTTACCTGATGCCATAATTAGTTTGATTTCACCAGAAGTAAATCCATATCGTCCCCAGCCAGTAGCACCTCGTTTGGCCAACATTTCAACGCTAGCCATGTCAAGATTGTCACCACCAGTTCTTGGATTTTTTGCACCACCGTTTCTACCAAATTCATAGTACCCATCTTCCCGATAGTTACCATCCTTATCTCTTATTCTAGATGCGTCAATAACTACAGCAGCTGACTTACCATCTCTTTTATAAAACAGCCTGATACCTTTATGTGCTGTAGGGTTACGCTGCAAGTCTGCAAGTTGAAACTCGTTAAGCTCAGGATAAGGATTATCTTTTACAATTCTCATTGTCTTAGGATCATAACCACCAGTTGCAATCAATCTACGCTTCATCAATAATCTAGGATCTAGTCCTGTTTTCTTTGCTAGGTCTTTCCAGAACTGTGGTATATCACCTCTTTTTCTAAGATACCAAAGTCTAGCCTCATTTAGTTGAGGTAGCTCGTGTAGAGATAAGTAACCTTCTGCATCTAGTAAAGTATTATCCTGTATAACTTTTGTAGCTATCTGTGCCATATCAACTTGTGTTGTTATATATGGTTGCTCTTCTTCTCTATAGTCTCTTTTTAGTAGTTTTTTTAATATCTTCTCATAAGATTTTTTAAATAAAACTGCATCACTTTCATTAGGGTTATCTTTTCTTTCTAATTCATAATCCTCTATAAAAGCACCATAAGCTTTATCTACTTCAAAACCTTCAAGTGTATTTAATGTATAACCACTTTCTGTACCTTTTGCTCCTAGAGCTAAGTCTGCTGCAAAATCACGTGTAAAGTCATCTCTAAATTTAGAGTATCGATCGCCTTTACCTACACGACTAGAATAACCACGATTACTAAATCTATTACCTGTTTGAGTTTTAGAGTAACCACCTTTTATGTATTCTGGAAATGGCTCAAACCTAAGTGTAGGATCATTAGCCCAAGCTGTTTCTAAGTCAGCATATCGTTCTGGTGGTATATCATCAAAACTGCCATGCTCTTCTAGTAATGGTAATACTTTAGTTTCATAGAATCTATCGCTAGCTTTCTTGACCTTTACATCAGGGTCTTGTTGTACAGAATCTATAGCTCTATCAATATCTGTAATAATTGAGTCAATAAACTGATCGTTATTACCAATTTGTAACTCGTTAAAAGCTACCTGTTTACCTTGTTGTTGCTTGCTTGTAAATCTAAGAACATCTTTAAAATTTACACCATCAGTAGGTAACATATCACCGTTTCTAATTTGTGTAGAAACACTTGTACCTAAAAACTGTAAAGCTCGTTTACGATCTAGATTTTTACGTAACATAATACGATCAACTAGACCACCGGGGCCATCAATATTAGGCTGAAACTCGGTTTGATTTGGGCCAGCTGGTATATAACTTTGTATAGTGTCTTTGATATCGAACTGTAATTTCTTATTAGCTCTATCACTTGCAAGTCTATCTCTTCTACCTTCCCATGCTTGTAGTGTGTTTTCTTTACGAGCAACCATTTGTGGGTATAACTCGTTACGAAACATCTTTCTAAACTGTGGGCTGTCTGTATCTATACCACGTTTTTCAGCTTCTATAAATAAAGATAGAACTGCTATTTCTTCAGACCCTGCATATAGATCTTTTGCCTCAGCTAGAGTGTCAATATTATCCCAACCTATATTCTGAAGCATTTCTTTGATACCACCATAGAAACCACCATCGTCAATCACAGCCTGTTTAAACTGTCTGACATTCATTTCTACACCATCTGGCTGGTCAAGAACACTTAAGAAGTCTTTTTGTTCACCAGATATTTTATCAGTTGCAACTTCATTATAAAACTGAGCATCTTCAAACTTATACTGATCTTCATTTAACATTTCTAAAGATCTGTCAGCCTGAGTCAAACGAAGATTAGCTTGTGTAATATTATCACGCACTGATTGGGTTTTTCGTCTAACTTCTCTAAACTCAGCAACTCTACCTGTAAGCTCTGCTATCGCATTTAAGTTAGCATCACGACTTTTCTGTTGCAGTTCTGCAATCTGCATCATCTGGTTAAAGAAATCTTTTGTATCTAATATATTCTCATCAATTCTATCATTAACTGCCTGAGTTAGATCAGCTTCTGTTCTTTCGTAGTTGTCGAGCTCAGGTAGCCTATCTCTAGGCGTACCTATAACTCTGGAAAATGAATCGGTCATACTACCTCCATATTAACATCTATTTGCCTGTAGTCAACAGTTAGATAATTCTGATCTATACCTACAGCCATAGGATTCTTTTGTAAGACATCCTGAGCCATAGCTCCACGGAATCTTACGTCACCACCTTTGTAGTTAAACTCATATATCTTATAGCCTTGTGGTGATACACCGACTTCTTTGATGTTTTCTTTTAGTTTTATATCTGAAGCTACACCATAAGCACCAGCACCAAGAACGTTAGGAATACCTGTCCCCATAAAGCCAGTTGGCATAGGTGGTACAGGTAGCTTAGGAGCAAACGCACCCGGGAAAGCAGTTGTAAAGCTTGAAGCCATACTTAAACCTGTACTTAGTAGTTGTAAAGCACCACCTAGTCTGTTAGTTGGAGGCATCATAACAGGAGCACCATAGCTTGCTGGTAGTCCGAGTTGTTCTCTTGCAGCAGCATTAGCAGATAGATACTTGCGTCTTGCACCTTCTTGTGCATACGCCATGTTTCGACCATACATGTTATCTACAATGCTATCAACTTCTGCTCTTTTTGTTAATAATGCTTGGTATTTTTTCAGACCAAATCGTGAAGAACGTCCACCTTCATTTACACTTTTGTTTGCAAAGTACCTACGGGCAACGTCCTGTACGGCTAATCTACCCTGACCAGCTGTATAGATTGCCTTTACTTGGGCATCAGCTAGGTCACGACTGTAACCGATTATGTTTCTGTTTTGTGTTCTGTCTAGCTGTGTTTCTTTGTTAAAAAACTTTAGCTTTTCT